GCGTTCGTCTGGGTCAAAGCGCATACTGCGTGAGTCGACCGCGCTGACGCGTCCAGCGGAGCGTAGCCCTGCCCTGTGTCCGTCTGGCCCGCGCCGTTCGTCTGGCATGATGGCTCGCTCCGTGGAAGTCGCTGGCACGAGGTCTGGCGCGAAATCGGTGTCGTACGTTCCGTCTCGCTTCTTTCGTCTTCTTCTTATTCCGAGGATGCCGTGCTTTTCGGTGAGCGGTCCGTCTTTATCTCTGCGCATGAAAATCGTCGTGATTATGTCGAGCATTGCGTCGTTGACCATGAACGGTTTGTCGCGGAAAATCCGCATGAACACGCCAAGCACTGCTTCTGGTATGCGCTCTTGCCACTTGAGTTGACCGTATGCCGTGCGTACGTACCCTTCCGTCGAGGTGGGTGCCTTCTGCGCCGCCAAGGAGCGTCTCTGTCTTAGGTCATCGCGAGATGCGAGCGGATTTCGCTCCAGTCCGCGTTCGCTTAGGTCTGCGAGCAGTCCACCTTGTTGGAAACCATCTTTGTACAACCTGAACATGCCGAGTAGGAACGCATCTTCCATTTCTTTTCTGCTTGCGTATCCGTACTCTTCGTATTTGTCGAAGTCGATTACGGGTCTTTGTTGGGGTACCGCGCTACGGGGGTCGTTGGGGTCTCTGGCGTCGTACAGGTCGTCGCCGAGCAACTTTTTCCGCGTGTCATGCCAGAATTTCGCCCAACTTACGACGCGACCATCGGTTTTTGCCTGAGCGTACGTAAATTCTGGGTCGCTGCTGATGTGAAAGCCGTGTTCCCACAATGTTTTGTCCAACCACTCGCGCGCTTTCGTGCGAGCGTCACCTGGTTTGTCGCCTGCCGCGATGAATTCGGCTTCCTTTTCTGCCGCCCGTGCGGTCAAAATGCGAATGCCTTCCATTTGTAGGTGTTCGTGATAAAAGTGGACCCACTCATGTAGCGGTGTCGCCGCTGGTCCGATTTGCGTGACCGAATTGAGGTTTTGCGTGTCGATAATGTCTTCGGATACGCCGATGGGCGTCATGAGCGAGATGTCTATGGTTTCTGGGGCGATGGAGATTATTCCAGAGCCTTTGGTCGTAAACGCGCCGAGACCTTCGGATGCGTAGGAGCCGAAAAGGTTCGGTATGTCGCCACCTTGGTCTATCGAGCGTGACGCTTTCCCGATTTCCCCATCGGCGGCAAGGAGGTCGTATGAACCCTGTTTCCCCCTGAGTAGGCGACTAAAAAACGAGTTAGTTTGTCGCCCCTGCTGGTCTTCTGTGGCTGTCATGCGGGAGCCTTCCGCTACGTAGAATTTTCTGTTGCCCAGTCTTCGCAAACGCGAAAGGAGTTTGCGGCGACCAGCGGGCGTTCTATCCCTGACCTCTGCTGCGGTTATGTACGCATCGTCTGGGAGCCTGTGTGCTTCCGCCGTAAACAGCGGGTGGAGAACCGTGTACGCTGGCACTCCGTATTTTTGCCATGCTTCGAGCATCATCGGGTTTTCCCGTAGCGCGCGCTCCAACACCGCTCGCAATTTTTGTATGGTGTCTTTATCGTGCGTGACCACGGGCATACCTTGCGGTATCGGGTCTCGCTTTATTAGGCCCATGCTTTCTGTATGTACTCTTGCGTCTAGGCGAACGTCGAGTTTTCTTCTACCCGTAGCGGGGTCGAACATGGCCAATGTTGTTTCTGACTGCCCTGGGAAAAGGATTTGTGCCGCGTGATGGATACTGGGTGCTTGCGCGGCGAGTGCGATGCGAGCCTTCAGTTGCTCTGGGGTCAAAAGACTGCCTGCTTGCGCCTCGCGTGTCACGCCTGCGTCTGTGACGATTTTTCGGTTCGCTGACCATGCGAAATAGTCTTCCCAGACCATGCCGAGTAGTTCCTCGCCAGTCATGCCCTGCGTATTCCACGAACGAGTTGGTTTTAGTAGTAGTTCTGGTTTATCCATTCGTATCAGCACTACGGCGCCGTCACCGCCATTAGTTGGGAGGGCGTGTGCGGCTGCTGACCTATCCGAGAGTAGGTATGCCGCGAAAGCGTGTAACGGGTTCAGTGGTGGGGAAAGCACTATTGACTGGGGTAATTGTGGTTCGAAGTCGTTGTCTACGGCTTGTAGGTACATGAGTTGTTGTCTGGGTATCCTGTCGCGGATTACCTTGTAGATTTGTCGCTTCCATGGTGGGGTATTGGGATTTGCGATTATCTCGTCAAGGAATGTTTGTTGGCTAAGGTCTTCCAACCCTGGGAGTGTGGTGACTGTGCCGCTGAGTTGTGTGTCGATTACTGGCGTTCCCACGAGTGACGATAGAACCACGTGGTCACCAAGCAACTTCACCATGTTCTCTCTGAATAGGGCTTTGTTTCTGTGTGCGTGTTCCTCATAACTACCCGTACCGTATTTCGCGTCATACAGACTGCGAGCCTTATCGTGTTGGTTGAGGAGTGCGGTGTACATCGACCTAGCGTGGGCACGCTGTGTTTCTAACGCTTTCTCGTAATCAGCCTGCGATGCGTACTGACTAGGGTGACCTACTGTCTGTGTAGAGGCGTGTTCTATGACGCCTTCCATGGTGTCGGGTACTGCTAGTTCTGCTAGTTCCTCAGGCGTCATGTCGGCAGTAGAACCTGGCAGACGATGGTCTTTGTTTCTTAGTTCTGTGGCTCTATCTCTTAGTGTCGCTGAAACGCCCGTGGCGCCTGCGGCGATTATCTGTGGTGGTGTGGGTATGACGTCGATTTCATTTATGTCTACGTCTGTGTAGAGGTCAAGCACATCACGCTGTGGTGTGGCGTCACTAGGCGTAGGTGTAGAGGTTCGCGTCGAACGTGAGTAATCTCTTACATCACTAGGCGTAGGTGTGGCAGCGGCTACTGCGTCTTGCTCTACTTGTATTGCGCTAGGCGATGCTTGCGAGCGTAGTACTACGGGTCGCTCCCAAGGTGAGCCGTCTTGTATTAGACCATCACCATCACCATCAAATGCGTTAGGGTCAAACGCTTCTACTGCGTTGCGTATCTTGCCGCTACCTTTGGCGATACTTTGACCTAAAGCACGAAGGCGGCGACCTATGCGGTTGCCTACCTTTACATCAAGTTCATACTTTTCGCTGTAATCCATGCCCATCGGTTCTGTACCCGTCACCCGTCGCAACAGTTGCGCCTTACGATACATAGATTATCTCACACGACTATTGCCTAGCGGCATGCCAGCGATGCTTGTTAGCAAGTCGTGCGAACAAGGCGAGCAGGGGGCGAACACCTGTTCGGTCGAGGGCGAACACCTGTTCGGTTGGGGGCGAACACCTGTTCGCCTCGCGAGCGGGACTTTTTCGGCGGGTCGCCTGCGCCTGGGCGCACCTGTACCAAATTTTTGAATCCACCAACTTTTGGTTAGATTTATCAGATTGCAGGGGGAAGCGAAACGCCCCTTCGGTGATTGCTGATGATGTCATCAACTGATGTTCCTGAACTGACCTTGTTGAATCCTTTTTCTCTGTCATAAAAGACCCAAGAGATTTCATGGATGGACAATTCACTGACCACTTGGTACAAGGTTTCATACACGTTCAAGCCGCTGCAGGTGTAGATGTCGAATTGAATGTGTGCTGGTTGTGGTTCGTCCCAGATGTGCAAGGCAATATGGCTTGTCTCAATCATTACTACAGCCGTCAGTCCCTTGTTGCCAGGCTTATTGACGTAATGGACAAATGGGCCCGCGATTTTGTACATTCCGATATCTTCGACAAGTCTGGTTAGCCACTTCTTCATCTTCCGCTTGTTGGTAAGGGTTGACTTATTTACACAGTTGGCGTAACTCTTGGCGTTGATGAGTAGATGATTGTGCTGCGGCGCTTTTCTTAGTTCGCTCATATTTCCTTGTACTCCTGTTTTACCAGCCCCAAGAGTAGTTGCTCAGCCCACTCGCAGAATGTAGCAACCGACATTCCTGGGTCGCAGTCGAGTGTAAATAGATGGTGGTAAACGGCGCGGTTGTTGATGAAGTCCCCCCGAAAGATTTGCACCTTGCTGCTACCTGACCACTTGCACGTCCACAAATCTTTGCCGTTGCCCAATACGTCAAGTGCTACTTCGTGGCTGTCTACAAAATTCATATCAAACTCGCTTTCTGGTTAGATTTATCCAATTTCGGATTCTGTGTATTGCAGAAGGTCGGTCATCTTATTGGCCTTGTTCTTGTGAACGCGCCAAGAATTACCAAATCGTTCGCCTCGCTCGATGATGTCGTGGCCATTGGCCCAACACACCGCCCGATAGTTCACACCGACCCAACCGTTCTCTGGGTTGCGGCGGGTGCGGTGGCGCAGCCCGTCCATGAGCAATACGTACGAAGCGTCTCGGTCATCCCACTCCGATATGCGCAGCATACTGTTGCCAAATGAGTACCGAACTTCCCATCCACCGACATCCTTGACCATCTTGAATTTATTGACATGTGGAACGAAATCCGTCATTCCGCACATCCGCGCGAAAGCAAGTTCTGCGCCCGCGCAGACCGCGTGCTGCCACATCTCCCACACTTCGCCCTCGTAATAGTTACGGTTGCGCTCTGGCTGAGCAAACATCGGCTTTTGTCGTTCATAACCAATACGCGCAACCAGCGCCTCTTCCTGCGGAGTAAGTGCGTATTCGAAAACGTTGGGTATCAGTATGGTCATAAAACTTAAACATGCCCCCATTTCTCGTTAGATTTATCTACAGGCTAGTACATCAGCGTAATCTTGAGTCGCATTTAAGGCAAAACTCTGCCCATGGATACCAGCGACGCTGGTCAATTGGGTGCTGGCAATCCAGCAATTCTATGGCTCGCTTATTGAGACATTCTCTGATGAACTGCGAAAGCGGAACACGTTCTTGTGCCGCCGCTCGCTTCCAGCGCTCCCGTTCTGGTTCGGTGGTGCGAATCAACACCTGCTTGTCGGCAGGACCGTCGTCTTCTTTATTGATTGTCGATACTGTCGGCTTCAGCGTCTCCGCCACTTTGTCTATCGCCGCTTTCAAGTTGTCTTGATTCTCCTGATTCACTGTCAACCACCTCTGCATCGATAATAGGCGGCTGCCCGAGCATCTGGGCGACAGTATCTTTTGGCAAGACGCCAGAAATCGCCATCAATTCCAACAACTTCTTAGCCTCACTTTCTGGGTCAAAGGCATTGATTTGCTTCGGCATGCCTTCTTGACCAGCCAGGGTCGCGCGAATCGGCGCCTGCTGGGTGCTTTGAGCGACATCGGCAGAGACGTTGATGTTGGTCTGCTCCATACCGAGCAACTTTGACCGTCTATCCATGATTGCCAATACTTGCTGCACCGCCTTCATATCTGGCTCGACAGACACCTCGGTGCCGTCATCGAGCGTCACTTTACGATGCTGCGTTAGCGGCCACAGTGCGGCCTGCATCGCGTCAAGACGCTCCAACTCCATGCGTAACACTTCTGGGTAAACAAGTGAACTTTCTTTGTTGAGTTTTTCCAGTTGTCGGGAAATAGCCAAAGAAACAACTTTTGATGACACGCCCATTCGCTTAGCAATTTCCGATATTGCCACACCTGCCTGGCGCATCTTGAAAATACGCGAATCCCTTTCGGCAAGAAATTCTTTTGTCATTGGGGTGTTGCTCATGTTGGCGCCTTAACCGAGGCTGGCCACTCGACCACCTCAAATGGGAATCGTTTCCCCCTCTTAATTCTAGTTGGCCACTGGCGCTCGTCACGTGCACCTCTGAAATGACGAACGTCGTAGTGGTGTGCCATGCCCGTTGTATCTGGCTGTAGGGCGACGCCGAATTCTGGCCAGCGAGACCACACCGCAGAACCGAATGGGCGCAATTCTCGCGTGGTCATAGATGTACCCAGCGGCGCATGGTGTTCCAGCCACATTGCGCACTGGTAAATGTCACGAATGGTGTCAAGATAACGAGCAACTTCTATTGCCACGGCTTCGCTGGTTCTGCCGCCTGGGTCAATAAATGATTTATACAAAGGCCCCATCACCAGCAGTGCGGGCTTAGTCTTTTCCAGCATTTCCTCCAGAACGGCCCTGTCTTCTGCGCGCAATAGGTCAAGACCTTGCGGCTTAATGAGCAAATGGGCCTGTGGTTTGGGGTTGCGAGATACAGATTTTGCGGCGGCGTAAATAGAGCGAGACGTTCGCCTGATAATTCGTTCTGGATTCTCCAGGTCAACAGAAAGTGTTGTCTGTGGCTTGATTGGTTGATACGTAAAGGGATGAATTCCAAAACCAACACATATTGCAACCTGTCTAGCCAGCATCGTTTTGCCGACGCCTTCGGCGGCAACCACAATGCAACGCTCGCTTCGTTCAATCAAACCAGGGATTACCCAATCGTATGAATCGTCATCTGATTCGCTTACAAATTCGGACCATTCAACAAGTCTTCCAGTATCAACTATTTTTGTGCTTGAGGTTCGAGAAATAATGAGTTGGGCGCGAGATAACTTCTGGCTCTCGGACATGTCGTCGCGTTCAAGCAGGTCGAAAATCTCGTTGATTGCCTTCCCCTCATGTGTTTGCGGAGCCACTTCTTGTGCGAGTGGCTCGTCTGAGATTTCGGACAACACAACTGCTTCAAGTTCATCAAACGTTCCACCAGAAGCGACGTGTTCACTTATGTCTTTGCCCTTGCCGCATTTCCATACCTGAACGTCACACCCAGCGTCAGTTAATTCTTCGTAGACACCTTTGGCGTGTTTGAGTCCTGCGTCGTCGTTGTCGGCGACGATTTCCACAACAGCACCAGCGAGGGCTTCTGTATGGATGGGCAACCACGTACCCGCCCCATTGGGCATAGTCGTTGCACAAATACCCATTTTGATGAGAGTGTCGGCATCTTTTTCTCCTTCGA